GGTCTAGCACATATGATGTATTGGTCACCGCCTTGTATGTTACGATATGTTTCGTTCATAACATCTAGAGGCCATAGCATACCATTATCGTCGTCTTCTTCACCTACTGTTGAATCATCTAAGTCAGAGAACTCATGCGATGATGATCGCTCTATTGACTCTTTAACTTTGGTGGTTATGTTATCAATAGCTAATACTATCTCAATCTCTTCACCTTGTTCGTACTCACTGATTAAGTTGCCTATGTCTGTTGCAAACTCTAACTCCAGTAGTTGGTTTATAATGTTCTTTTTAACTGACTCTGCAACGTCTGTCTGCATACGGTCAATTAGTTGGTTGTAATAATCGCAATCGCTCTCACCCATGCCTTTATGCCATGTTGTGAAGAACATACTACGGAATGCTGGGAAGTCAATTACTGCTTCCTCTGTATTCATTTCAAAGTACTTACGAATGTCGTCTGTTACAGCCTTAGTTCGTTTGTCTATTGCACTACGTGGGATGTATCGATGTACTTTGTCGAATTGTTCTTTGTATTTAATAATACGTAGTAATGCTAAGTCAATCATTAATCATACCCCTTAATTTAGCCCTGAGTTCAGTATATTCTTGTACCCATTCTTCCGGTATAGTTTTGAATACTGCCTCATACCGTAACATAGCCTCTAATAGTAGTACTCTACGTGTATGGTCATGCTCACCCATGGGTAGTATACCTAGTGGTGGTTTTGTAGTAGACATTTCTTTATCTCTTTATCTGATTGTTCTTTGTATTTAATAATACGAAGTAGTGCTAAATCTATCATTTAATACTCCAAATCTACTACATTATGTAACCCATGAGTTCTTGCATCTTCCACAAACAGTAACTGATCTTTCACATACTCTCTATGTACTTCATAATACCAAGCCTGACCGTACATGTCTAAACGGAACGCTTCTACCTCGGTTACACATACTTGTGCTTCCTTTAATTGGCCTATCTGATTTTCTATTACAGCTAATTCATCTAAAAACGAGAATCCTCTCCCTGTAGTTACGTGGACACAGTCATGCCAAAACCTTAGTAGTATGTTTAAATCTCTTCCCCAATAAGTCTTATCGCAACCAATTGTTGAAATTTTTATATGTTTATCTTGTAGTAACACAGTTGAGTTATTTTGTTCTGAGTCTACTGTCTCATATGTGTAACCAGCCCCAACATAGCGTTTAGTAATTTTATCTACTGCATCTTGTAATGATTGCATAGTTGTTCCTTTATTTCTCTATTTGATAATACGTAGTAATGCTAAGTCAATCATACGCAGTTTACCTTTCTCCATTCATGGTTGTTGTAAGCTGCTATGGCGTCGGTGTTGAAATTATCTTTGTATATCCGTAGTACACCTTTTGAAGATATTCGAAAGGTACAATTATTGTGTATTGTTTGTTCACCACAACGTAGTTCTACGATTAAGTCACTGCTAGGCATTTTCTTATCTCCTTGTCGGAAAGTTCTTTAGGGTCTAAGGGAGTTAGTATATTACTAACTGTTGTTAAAAGACTTAACGTCTTTCTAATTTTGTATGAGCCTTGGCGGCCTGCTGTGTCGCTGTCAAGCCACGTTGTGACCTCGTTGTATTTACCGAGGTAGGCAGCTTGTGCGGTTGTAATCTTGGTTCCTAGCATAGAGAATGTTTTTGCACTTCTTCCTACCGCTATCGCTGATAGTATATCTTCTACTATAACTATAGATGTTGCATCATCATGACCTAGTGATTCGAACATCACGGAGCTTCTATCGAATGCTGGTTGTAAGTACTTAGGCTTTTGCCCTTTATGTAAGGCTCTTGCTTGAAACCAAATTAACTTGTTATCTTTATATATAGGCATTATTACTCTTTCTAACTTAGCTGAGTAGCCTATTCTGTACTTTGACCAGAGTGGTTGTGTTATACCTGCTGTATACAGCCATAACCTACCTTCTAGTGGTATATCTTCTGTGAAGTCTTTGGGTAGTTTTAACTCTAGGACTTCATTCTCTGCATTGTCGTTCAGTTGCTTTATTCTAGACAGTTCAGCTAGTGATTGCTTACCTTTGTATTCACTATCGGTAAAGCCGCAGCGGTAGCAATTCACCCAATATGACTTCATTGAATGAGTCACACTTAGCTTCTCGCCACTACCACACATTTCGGGGCATATTGTTTGTGTCTTACCGTTTAAGGGTAATTCTTTAGCAATGTCTTTCCAGTTCTTCATCTTCATTATCCTCAAGGAGTTGACGCATTAGGTCTTGCTCCTCAGGGGTGTATGAAGCAATCATGTCGTTTATGTCTTCTTCAGTTGGCATTTCTAGCCTCCGTTGTTAATGTATTTATGTGTTGTACCCTCATATGCATCAACACCGCTAAGTGAATCATTTCACATATTCCCGTGAGTACTTCGGATAGTAGCCGCTAAGCTGTACAACCATAAATATACTAGTTGGTACGGGATGCAGGATTCGAACCTGCCCGTTACACCTAGTGGTGAACACCTCCTTCAATAGAGGCGCGTCTTTCCAGCTCCGCCAATCCCGTGTTAATGTATTTAAATGTGTAGCACCTACGCCTAGGCATGAAGAATCCTCCATGTATCTTTAGTAGCCAACCAAGACTGGTTGCTGCGTTCTACTGTTTCAATACTACCCTTTAAATATACTAATTTAGCTCCTATTTCCCTGTCACAACGAGGGTTAGACGACAGCAAGTGATGCTATTCTCATGTATAGGTACATCAATAGGTTGGCTCCGACCATTCTACTATCATCGTATGGTCTGCGCCCACCTTAGGAGTGGGATTTTACATGTTTGTTATCGTGATGCGATACAGTATACGTACACAGCTTCTAACTATTGCAGGTACTACCCAATGACTTACGCTGTGAGGAATTTCACACTTTAGTTGCTATGCGGGAGTCGAACCGCGCGACCAATCTATGCAGACTGCTCTACCTGACTGAGCTAATAGCTACCATAAAGCACCCTACTAGAGGGTACTTGAGTTAGCTACTAAAGATACTAGTCTTATAGTTCTTCAATGCTATCGTCAGCTTCTAAAGCGTCTAAGTCAACGCCTTCTGGAGCTTGTTCTGCAATAGGGTCTTCTAAAGACTCTTTTGCAACTTTAACTTTGTTTACTGGGTTAGCTTTGAACTGTGCTGCAACGATAGCTTCATCGAATGCACCAGCGTCTAAGCCAGCTTGTAGTTGTTCAGTGAAAGCTTCTACTTGCTCTGCTGAACAGTTGATGCGAGTTGCTCGTGGAGCTACTGCGTCTAACGCTACTGTAATACGACCAATTGTTAAGGTCAAGGCTACAGTGCCGTCTTCTTTAGCAACTTTGTTACCGTCTTTAATCTTAACCGCTTTACGCGCTTCTTCGATTGTTAACAAGTAAGAAGGAGTAGCTGAACCTGAACGTGAGTTGTTGTTTGCTACGGCTTGTGATGCTAGTGCTGAAAAGTCAAATGACATATTAGATATTTCCTTTAATAAGTGGTATCTCTACCATGTTTGTACAAAATTGTACGTGTTGGGTGAGCTTACTTCCCAATGATTAAGCTCAATCGACTGAGGTTATTCCTCGGTACTAGAATAGGCTACTATCTTTGACATAACCTATTGCTAATTCTTTGTGTACTTGCTGTACAATTTGTTTTGTTGTGGCTTGTTTGTCTGTGGTTACTGATGCTATAATGTCTGCGCTCCCGGCCCATACATGGATTGTTATATCCCAATGGCTGTAGGTTATTGTGATATTATGGCAATCTACATGTTTACGTACTGCTTTTTCAATACGTTTTCTAGCTTTCGCTAATTCAACGTGTAGTTTGGTCATACCTTAAACCGACCTACTAAGTTAATGATCTTCTGCATACCACGTGATAGGCGTAAGCCTTTAATCATCTCTGGGTTGAATGGGCTATCCTCTGCACACTTGGCTGAGAAGGTAGGCAGACCATTGGATAGCAATGGGATGGTTGGTGTAATTGATTTAACTAAAAGACGTGCTTTACGATTATTCTTCTTTAATGAGAAGTTAGCACCTGTTAAGATACCTAATTGTTTCTGTTTACGCATGTGCTGTACTCCGATTTGTACGTGTGATTGTTAAGGGTTTGTTGTTTGCTCTGGTACGCCAGTTTTCTTTACCATTTGCTACTACACCATAGGCACTATCTAATGTTTCAGGTGATTTGTTCATTGCGTCATCTACTAGACGTACTGCGTCCTTTAATGATTTTCTCATGTTAATTCCTATTTAGCGTCTGTTAGCAATTACTATGTCTAATGTTTTAAGTACATAGATTGCTAGTGAAGTTCGTTTACCTTGCCACCCTCTCAGGTGTATAGGTCTATTTGTGAAGTTGTTAGTACATTCTGTTATAATACGAGTTCCTAACAAGTTGAAGTAGTATCGCACTGTAACTGAAATGTTTATGTCGTCTATGAGTAATGTATTCATTTTAATCCTCAGTGTCGGTTTATTATGTGTGAATTGGTCGGTCAATGTCGGTTTCCCTCCCGCACTGGCGAGGTGTCTCTTTACCGAGCTGCACTTGGAGTTGCCTTCGCTAGAAAGCCTTGCGGCTGGAGCAGTCTTTTGAACTATGCTTTTGACCTGTGACGTGGGAGCGCAGCGACCTCAGTCACCAACGCGGTAAAGGCACAATTAAGTGCCTTTATTAGTTGTTTGCGTTAAGGTTAACTAAACAAATAAGTACTCTCTAGCACATCGTTTAAGTTTAGCCCGTTATCTTCTTTTTCGTACTCGTCTTCTATATCCATAGCAGTGTATAAAGTTTTTAAAGGTTCTGCCTTTATTACTTCAACGTATGCTACACGTACCGCTTGCAATGTTTTTCTGACATCACAAGATTGTACACCTAAATCGTCATGTATGCAGGAGACATCAGAATCAACTATATTAACTGCTTTGCGTAATAATTCCGCATCAAGGCCATGAACAAAGTTAGGAGCTAAACCGCGTGCTAGTGCTTCGGCATCTGGTAAGCTTTTACCCTGTAATTTCGCGCTGTAGCTTGTACCGTATAGGTTCAAGTACTCGCTATTCATTGGCTTAATTTTTATGGTTATATCACTTAGCTTGTAAACTACTTTATCAAGTGGTGAACACTCAAGCTCAAGCTGTAAATGTTCGTTTAACTTTGTTATTGCTGGGAATGCTTGCTCTATTGCTTGCATAATGATTTTATACAATGACTTAGCACCCGTTGCTCGTTCTTTGTTTTCAATTAAAAACTCGCGCACTGTACGGATTAAAGTTGTCTCACCTGCACCGTATGCAAGTATCATTACAACTTTCTTGGTTATATCTCTATGATATTTCTTTAAAATGTTTTTATCCGTTGCTTTTCTAGCCAGCAATAGTGCTGTATCTGCTACTAAACCATAACAGTCTTCTGGTGTATCATCTGGGCTACTTGCTGAGACGTTAACCGCTTTAGCTGTTGCAGCATCTAGAAATAAACCGCTTGTTAATTGTACACCTGAACATGTACCATCAATACGGCATATTATGTTAGTTAATCCGCTTGTCTTGTATTCAATATAAGCAAGTCTTGCACGTTCTGCATATAACGTGGGCTGTGGTGTAGTCATTAGACTTATATGGTTATCTTTCACCCATTGCATGCGGTTGGTTATACTATCTTTGTCATAACCGCAAGCGTTAGCGATATGTAAAAACAATCCGTATTCGTCTACCTTGGTGTAGGTGGCGAAGTCAAAGCAAGCGCGTATATCTTTAACACCTTGGAAGGTAGTTAAGCCACCGCGAGCGTATGCTCTGCCTCTATAATCTGGTGTGTGCGGAAAGTAATATGTTTTATTAACATCAAGTTTAAGCATTGACTTCATAGCCTGTACTTGATCTTTCGGGTATTCGTTGCGCTTTAGTTTACGCTTGATTTGTGCGCGTATTGCACCGTTTAACTTATAGCCAGTGTGACCCATTCTATTTAAGGCATCAACAAAAGGCTGTTGTACTTGTTCTTTAAATGTGAAGTTTTGTAGTTCACATGTTCCATCAATCGACCATGTTAACTTATGTAACATTGGCTTCATTTTAGGCGTAGCATTATCCCACAAATTAACCATTGTGTTAATACGTAGCTCTTGAATTTCTGCTGTTGTGGCGTGACCTTGGAAGCGTTGGCCATCCTCTGTCTGACCATCTTCTAAGTCTTTCGATATTATACCGTCCTTAATGAACTGTATTATTATAGCTTTTGATACTTGCTCATAATTAAGCTCTGGCTCTATTATTATACTATCTTCATCTATCCAGTTTTCTAGGGCAGTATGCAATATATTTGCACTAGTATAACCTGACATTATAACCGAGTAACAAGCAACCATATAAATTGAAGCGTTTAAGTTTTGTTCTTTGCCCTTGCTGGTTTTCATACCGTCAGGGAATACTGTAATTGTTTGATCTTCTATCACGCAAGAAGTAAGGCGTTCTAGTAAGTTACCAGTTAAGCGCGTTGCAAGTTGTTGTAAATAAACACGTTCTTTACCACCGGCAACCATATAGGCGCGTTCTTGTTCTGCTGTTTCACAAGCTGCGTTATCATTAACAGCGTTTTGTATTGCTGCGAAAAGTTTAGTTATTGGGTTGTTTATAGTGTTTAACATGATTAAGCGCCTTTTATAAGTAGAGTTTCATCGACAGCGATGTAGTAGATTGTTTGTAAACTTGCGAAGTATTGACCTTTGTATAAAAACATATTACTCCTTATCAACTTTGCCTAATTGCCTAGCTGATTAGATAATTATACTCCTATCTTGTAGTATGTCCATAACTATATTCTACTTATATGAAATAAATTGACCTTATGCGAAGCATGATAAACTGCACTTGTACTAAGTAAGCGTAGCGCATATACCTTCGTCCTGCTAAACATGTCTTCATCTTGAAGCTGAGCGTAGTCTCTTTTACGCGACGTGCTGCTTGTTCACTTATCTTTTGAACTAATGGCTTGAACTTAATCTTGTAAGTACGAGCGTAGGAATAACGTACGCAGTACTTATGGGCGAGTTAGTCTTTTGACCTCCCCGCATGATTGTTACTTTAGGAATGTAACTGTACCATCTTTATTAACTATATACATGATTTACCCCGCATACTTACTTAATGAATTTAAAGCACATCTAACAACATGCCTGTCTCTGAATTGTATAACTAGCCGCAATGCTTGAGCATAACGCTTAGCTTGTGCACGACCATAACCATAATTCTCCTCAATAGCCAATGAACTAATCATAGGAAGTTTATGTAACATACTCCTAACAACAGCCACATTAAGCTTAGTACCTTTATGTGTATTAGCAACATCAAATGATCTAACAACACCTGTTATTACATCATCTAGTGCATCATCAACTATGTACTCTTGATCTATTTCAGCAAGTATACTACCTGCATGAGTGTTATTGATAACTATAGCCTTACGACCATAACTAGAGTGCTTAGTGGTAATTAAACCAGCAGCAGGTAACTTAACACCTTTAAGACGTAACATTCTACGCTCGAAGTCTTGTAATGACATACTACCTCACCTCTACCTACTCGGATAATTTTATTTGCATTTGGCTCCCTATAATATAAAGAATAGCCGTGGATTTTTCTCTTTTAAGCGATATTCTGCATATTGCTACATGGATGCTACAAAAGATTACACCATAGAAAAGAGGTATAACAAAGGTAGAACAATACAATACACATACTACACACATGTAACCACATACAAACACATGTTACACACATATATCTTATAAAACGAAAAAGACATATCAAGGGATGTAAGCCTGTGCATCACCATCACCGCCAGTCTTTAGGCGAGGCATCTCTTTGCCGAGCTAAGTAACACAGCTTCACCGTGTTATAGGTGAGCCTGCGAACTTATTACCCTGTCATTCACTACGTCTCTTTGTAGGGATATGACGTGAAGCCCTTACGGAGCGTCAGCGACAACAGTGTAGGTGCCCTCATCACCGTTTGGCATGAGAGCCACGCGGCTTGAGCGTTCCCTTGACCTGTCTCTAAGCATTGGGAATGCAATTGCCTTCATCATGAATAATGACAGCCCTCTGCTGCTAAGAGATACCCCCATTGGGGGAATATAGGGGGGAAATCTTGGAGGGAGTGCCCCCACAAACTTGTTACCTGTTTTTAATATTTTGGTTAATCTGTGGTAACTCACTATTACTCACTATTACTCACTACAACCTTATACAACCTATGTAACCGTCCAGTGGACGACTACACAAGTTAAACTATCTTACTCGAAGGTAGAGTAGTCGTAGTCAGGGAAGACCACTGTAGCATCTTTACCCATACCTGCAATGGTAGTAGTAGGAGTATGTAGTATATGCTTCAAACCAATGTCCTTCAATGCACCTTTAGTCCAAGGCTCACCATGACGTTTAGATACAAAGATAACCGAGGTACGGTCTAACTCTTTCTCATCTTCTGGTGTACCTGTGTTATCAGGCCATGTAGGTGTTAAAGCATCTTCATGATCTGTTACGATTACTACTAATGGTTGGTATACAGATAAGCGACCATCTACGCCACCTACTACATTTAGGGAGTTAGTAGCAGTTGCTACCTGTTCGATTGTACGTTCTGGGATGTTGAATGGGTTAGCCATTATTTAGTTTCCTGTGCTTTAGTTACTGTCTTTACTGTCTTCGTTGCTTCTTTAACTAGAGCTTCTAACTTCTCTTGTTCTTTCTCGAACTCAACGATCTTTGTGTGCATGAATTTAATAACGGCTTTCAGTAACGCCATACGATGTGTATGCTCGCGTGCTTTATTGAAAGTAGCCACTAAAACAGTGCGGAGTTTACCTAGTGCCTGCAACTTATCTGTAGGCATATCGGTTATTTCTAAGAATGATTTATAAGCCATCTTATTTGTTCCTTCTGAACTTGTGGTTTTGTTTAGCTGTCTTAGAGAATCTATCTGATGATAGTCCTAGACAACCGTGTGTGTTCCCTATATCTGCGCCCCATAAAGCCATAAAGCCTACGTTCTCGTCAGTTTCCTTCTGAGACATACGTTTATGTTCATCTATGGCTAACATCTCAACCCAGTGCCGGACTGAACCTGCTACTGCATCTAAACTATCGTCATGTATTAAGCTACCACGTTCACGACTAATCTTAGCCATTTGGTGGAAGAACTTATACGATTCACGTTGGTCTATAGGGTATCTTGTGACACTATCTACATCGTATTGGATTATATCCTCATGGATGATAAGGCGGTGTCGCGCCATTACTGGTTCTAATACGTCTATTATACGTAGCTCTTTCTGACCACTCTCCCATACATCTTCGATAGCAGGACACATTTTCAGGTCTGCTTTCTCGTATGTACTATGAAGTATAGTTCGCCAAGCTGCTGCAAATGCACCGTAGCCGAAGTTTTTCTCTACCTCTATACTATTAACTCTATGCCTTAATGACAACTCTGATAGTTGTTGGTAGTACTCAGGGCTATAGCCTCCAGGCAGCTTTAATATCTCTGCTAGGAATATATAACCATGTAGATGGTATGTCACTGCTGCTACAGTTTCATCACCATTCTCACCACCACCAGCTGTATCCACGTACATGTGTTTACCTTCAAACTCATATAGTTCTGCTGATATCTGGAATGGTCTATAGAACTGTGGTTTAGATGTGAACTTACCATCACATGCTATAAGGTTCTGTGGACTAGGCATCCATGTTATCTCGCCTGGGGCCTTGTCCATACCAAAGTTCATTACTACTAGATTCTTAGACTTCAAAGGATGTCTTAGTGCATCTGACAGCTCAGTGTTGAGCATGTGCTGTAAGTTAAAGTAAGCTGTTCCTTGGTCGAGCTCTTTATCAGTTAACGCTTGTTCATTCAGTAGTACTGGGTCAGTAGGTACACCTCGTGTGCCATCTACTCCACCACCTATCTGGTTCTTCGGGACGTCCATCATAGCACGTACGTACGGTGCTAACGTCTCACCGTAGTGTTTTGCTTCCTCGTTGGTAGGTACTCGTCCTGTCCAAACACGGATAACATAACCACGGGAAGGGAGATTATTATATATCGAATCTACCGTTTGAGGCGTTCCCATATACAAAATACGGCCCTTTTGACAGATAGAGGTAAAATCCTTCGATAAATGTTCAAGAGCCGCCCTTTGCGTTTCTGTGGTCCCGTTCTTTGATGATTCTATATCATCTGGTATTAGTAAGTCAGCCCTTCGACCTTGCATATTGGCTGTTATACCTATACACGCAATCGAAGGGGACTTCTCAGCACCTTTTAACTGCCAATTGATATCAAAAGCTTTACTTGAAGCTCTATCACCATGTTGGCGGTCTGGTCGTAGACACTCTAACATGTCCCAACTCATAATTATCTGGATAATCCAGTTAGCAATCTCTGCTGCAACTTCACTACCTGCTGATACCACTAGTATTCTGTGTTTACAGTCATGTATTAGTTGCCATACAGCGAACATCGCTACGATTGTACTCTTTGCTTGTGATCTCTGCGCTTGAACCATACCATATTGCACGTCCGATTGTAGAAATTCACCAATGTCTATTTGTAGTTCAGTACATTGGAAGCCCATAAGCTCAGTCATACAATCGTAGAGGAAGTCCTCAAATTCAAGGTAGTGCTCACGTAGAGCTTCTACTTCTGCCCATCGTAGGACACACTGACGTTCAGTATCGGATAGAGTATTCATGTACTCTATATCATTAGCTATACGGGTAAACTCTTGGTCTTCCGCAAACTCATCTACTGCTTGACGCTCAGGACTTAACAAGTCCCACTCTTCATCAGTGTGCTCCCCTTCCGGGTCTTCTAGGTAGTCATCATTTCGCTCTGCTACAATCGCCATTGCCATTTCTTCGGTCAAGTCCTCACGGAGTTGATCGTATGTCATGTCTTTTATACGCATACTAATCTACCTTTATACTGCCTGTAGTGCTGCCTCTCCTGCGTTCTTTAGTCGCGAGTGGCGTTGTTTCTTAGCGAGTGAATCGCGTAAGTTGTTCATGTTCTCGTCTACTTCGACGTCACACGTAATCTGATTATCCTTCAAGAACTTGATAGCGGCGGCAATAGTAGCAGGTTGTGCAGTATATCGCATGTTACCTGTACTGACTGCCTCGCCCTCTGAGTCGAAGTCCATTTCTTCTTCTTGATGTGAAATCTGAGCATTGAGAACTGTAGCTACAGCGCCATGTAGGTCACCTAGCTTATTCTCATTAGCTTTGCTCATATTGCCCCTTAAACTCTGCTAACCACTTATCGTCCTTCTCAGTCTTGGTAGACTTTACGGCTGCGTCAGCTATTGCAAACAAGGCGTACTTAATCATGTATTCTGAGGCTACTGTTACCAGCATACCTTTTAACACGGCAACTAAGCCTTTTAGTAATAATGTTCCCATTACTTACTCCTATAAAATTTGTTTAATCATACGGTATAGTACCCAGCATCTATAGGCTATTAGTAAAACTACACCAATCCCAAGTACCACAACCATATCACTTATCCTTGAATTTACTCCATATAGATAAGCCACGTTCTACTATAAGCAGAACTAAAGCTACACCCATACCTATTTTGAACCAAGCACCATATGTTACGCCCAACCAAACTGATTGTTCAAGTTCTAGTGCTGTTATAATGCCTTGGTTAGTTACCTCGTTTACTACGGGTATACCAACTACTGCACTTCCTATTAGATCTTTCATTGATTGTACCATTAATTATTAACCTAGTTAGTTTACCATGGTCATTTTATGTACCTTCGACCTAGCCGGTGGCTAAGCCTAAGGTAAGTCTACTAACCTCTCACTAGTACCTTACAATACCAACCGTTGACTGTAAGGGTACAATCTTTATCTGTCGTTATCTCGAAGTACGCACCGTTGTTTAAGGTATTAGTATCTCCCATATAGATACCATTGAAGTTAGTCAACGGGTGGTCACCTGTGTTCTTGAAGTTAGCCTCAGTGATGAAAGGTACACGGTACTCACTAGCACCAAGACCTAGTCT